TCTGTTTCTTCAACACCATCTTTGACACCATTGATTGAATCAATGAAATCCTGTGATGCCTGTTGTGCGAACTCGCCCGCTTCTATGAATTTTTCTCCCAAACCTGTGAGATTGATTTTGTTTAATAATTGTCCTACACCAACAACCACTTTGGCAACACCTGAATAGAAGTGTGCCAGTGCCTTCATTATCTCATCAAAAATTCCACCAATGAATACCACAGCCATCTTGGCCTTGAAACCCAACATCAAGAAACCAATCACTCCAGCAAATTTTAGAGCAGGATGCAATCCATCTGTGGCCCTCAACACATTGTTGAATGCGTTGCTGAAAAAGTCAAACACAGGTTGCATAGCATCAAGGATGAATCCAGCACCAACCAAGGCAGTCTCAGCTGATCTCACAAGACCACCACCTATGGCTTCTGCGGCTTCTTCAATGCTTCCAAAATTTTCTGACAGTGTGTCATCCAGTGTGGCCACTGTGGCTTTCAAGAAGTCAAATGGACCAGCGTCCATCACCAATGATTGGAATGTGAACATCTTGTCACCAACCATTGAAACAAGACCATCAAATGTTGATGCTAGGGCGATTGATGCCTGTCCAAATTCACCATCTGGACCAAAAACTCTTTCCAATGCCGCCGCTGTCTCTTCCGCTGTGACTGTGACGCCCGCTTTGAAACCTAATAATTCTCTAACACCTCGCTCCCTCAATAATTCAGCGGATGATATACCTGCACTCAATGATCTCTGGATCTGTTCACCTGCTGTGACAAAGTCAAGTCCTGCCACTGCGGCAACATTACCTGTCAATTCTAAATTTGTTCTTAGTTCTTCAGCGTCATCTGACACAACAGCAAGGACACCTGCCGCCTGTGCTATCTCTTGCAGTGAGAATGGCACCTGTCCAGCGAAGTCTCTGAGTTCTTTGAATGCCTTGGCACCTTCTTCCGCTGTGCCAAATAAAAATTTTAATCTTGTTTCAAGTGTTTCAAGTTGTCTGGCAACACCAAGGAATGAGGTTGCAATTTTGGCACCTCCAATGGCCGCCAATGCACCAGTGGCTATCTTGGCCGCTGTGCCCAGGCCACCAAGAGATGAAGTAATGGCAACAGTGTTGGCGTTCAACTGTCTGAGTTGTCTCGCGCCTTCTACTTGTACTTTTACTTTGTATGTTTCAGTTACCATTATCTTCTCCTTGTTCTGCTAGATCCCATTGTCTTTTGATGTTCTTGATATTCTTCTAACATCAAACCCTGCCAATAGTTCAACTCCAACACAGTAAGTTGTTGCACTTCTTCCAGGCTCTTGTGTAGCCTTGAAGCCAACAACAGCAGGAACTTTAGCTCTGCGTTGGTTTTGATTCCTTTCTAGCCGCCTCCTGTGTGAGAGTGACCTGTGCGTTGTTGAGGTGCGTGGCCACTCTGGTTAATACTTTGGGATCCGCTTCCATCATCAGCTGGTCTTTGTGAGCCTCTGAAAAAATCTTCTTCCCTGTCTTGTCTCTCGCCTTTGAGATGATTGACTGCACCAGTGCTTCAACTATCTCACCTTTGGTTTGGTGTGCAATCATTGCCCTCTCATCAGCAAATGAATTTGTTGTTCTATAATAGATCTCCATATCCCATTCTGGAACATTGATCATCTCCATATCCTTGGTCACCAATGATTGATAGTGCTTGGATATTTTTTTCATTACATCTGTCATTTAAAGAATCTCCCTTTGTTTGTTCTTCTTGTGTCCCTAGAAGCAGGTTGATAGAAGCCTCTAGGTGCTTGTTTGGAATAACCTCTGTCCAATCTTGGCACATAAGGTTGGGCGTTGTTGAGATCATATTCCAATTGGTTTTGTTTTCTTTTTCGCCATGAGTTGGCAGCCAGTCCAGATCTCTTTGGTGTGTATTTCTTGAGATTCACAAACAGCGTGTTGGCTGTTCGCCCCATGAACACCTCTAAGTTCCTTTCTAGGGACTGGTTGCCCCGCGTAGCATTGAAAGTGCCAAAGATCATATTATAAGTCTGTCTTTGTTAGTGCACCTGTGCCTTGTACAGAAATTGTAGCTGTGACCGCATCATTTTGATCTACTGATATGTCATGACCTGTCACAATTACTTCTCCTGTTAGTTTGATACCTGTTGTTTCTCCAGATGGGAATAACTCAAGTGTCGCTGGATTTGATCCAATTGCCGCAAACAGTGTTTGCTGTGCAGTCGCATCATCTCTGAACAACACATCCATTGTTCCTGTGAATGAAGTTTGCCCAGGTAAAAATGATTTCGCCTGAGTGCCCATTTCTGAAGTCTCAATGATATCACCTACTTGTGATATTGAAAAGGATCTTACAGAAGCAATTGTTGTGGCGCTTCCGCCCACATCAAACTTCGCCACTCCTGAAGTCCCAACATATGTCGCTGTATTAGTTGCCATTGTTTAGTTCTCCTTTTGGTTTATTTGGTTTGATTACTTCCGCTGTCGCCTCTGCATCTAGCACAAGTGTTGACTCTGCGGGTTCTTCGCTTGGTTGATTATAGACTGTTTCAATCTCATCCTTGACCTTCTTGGTCTTGGATTTTGATTTGGGTTTCTCTGGCTTTGAAGGCTTTTGAAAAGTCCAACCCATCTTCAAGTGTTGTTGAACATTTTGGTTGTCAACAATGATTGAATCTCCTTGTTTGTTATACATCTGTATGGCCATTACGCATTTCCTTTCTGATATATGTAGGTTATCTCAGCAACCACTGTGCATTCTCCAATGGGTGGTTGTCTTTCAATTACCTGGACATTTGAGATCCTACACCTTACCACATGAGTTGCTGTGGCGTCTGGTGTCACAGAAAGTCCGCGTTCTGTCTCCAATGTCTCTTCAATGTTTCTTATGATGTCATTTCTCAATGTGTCTATCTGGTTGCCCCTCACAAAGCAACGCATTGACACTTCCATCACTGACTGTCGCTCAGTGATTGAAATATCTTCTCTGATCTCATTCAATGGTACAATCAATATCGCTGGAAATTGGGTGATGGCTAATTTTTCAAAATCAAAAAAATCTCTGCTCACAATCCCTGGACCAGGATTGGTCATATTTGTTAAAACTTTTTCTACTCTCTTGAGTATGTCTTCTCTTGCGGACATTATCTAACCAATCTATTGAAATGGACTGGTTGTTTTTCTGAATCCTGTATGGTTGAGTCTTCATTTATGTCATACTCAACACCTTGTTTGAGGCAAAGGTCAAATTCTTCCTTGAACTTGTCTTTGTAATACTGCATCTTCTCCATATACACATCACCCTCTGGTGTGAAAGTTGATAGCCTTGGATAGATGTAGTATGCGAACACATGATACACAGCCGCTCTCTTCCATTGTCCATCTGTCAGTAGATTGAAGTTGATGGGTGCGTAGGATCCTCTAGAAATGTCATACTGTCTGTAGGTAGCTCTTGGCCACCACTCAATTTCAATCAAGCGATTTATATCATCATATGTCTTTTCATGAAGGTCTTTGAAAGTTGGAATGCCCAATTCAAGAATGGATGGTTCATATTCCTGTAAGTCTGCGTCTGTAGAGTATTGTGCCATAGTTAAGGTTACCTCCTTGGTAATATCAGTTGTCAGTCCTTCTGTTCAACTTCAGTATTTAGTGGTGTTGACAAGAGCAATTAACAGTTTATAATATTGCTATGCATAGATTTTGGTCAAAAATAGATATCAAAAATGATAATGAATGCTGGGAATGGATAAGGTTTAAAGATAAAGCGGGTTATGGACAATTTAGATATCAAAAAAAGGTTTACTATGCTCATAGATTTTCTTATGAACTAACATTTGGACAAATTGCTAATGGTTTATGTGTTTGTCATTCTTGTGATAATCCCAGTTGTTGTAACCCTAAACATCTTTGGTTAGGCACTGATAGAGATAATCAAAAAGATAGACATTCAAAAGGTAGAACTGTCAAAGGTGAAACCCATGGTAATTCATTATTGAAAGATAAAGATGTTTATCTAATCAAATATTCAAATATTCCTGCAAAAATTTTGGCAAAAAAATTCCAAATATCACCTCATGTGGTTTGGTCTATTAGAAGGAATGATAGTTGGCGTCACATATAGAAAAAGAAAGGGCCCTAAGGCCCCTTCTTAATGGTTAAGAACTATTAACTATTCCTAGTCAATAACATTCTCACCCTTCAACTTTACTGCGTAAGCATCTTTTAATAATGCATTACCTCTTGCAGTAGTTGCCACAAATTCAACAGTTCTGTTTGAAATGTCATCTTGTGTCTTGATTGTTAAAGGTCTCTTTAACACATGGCCAAAAGCCTGTGGAGAGAACACACAACCTACTGCGTCATTGGCAGAGTCATTTGCAACCGCTGTGCTCATGAACACTTTAGCATTGTATAATCTACCCATGAATGCTGATTTTGATAGGATATCATTACCAACCATAGATAGGTCATTTGCTGATGTGCCAACACCTGCTGATTGTAATACATTTGCTACATTGTATGCTTGGTTTGGATTGATCACACAGTAGTAGTCACCATCTGCATCTGTTGGAGCGTTTTGTCCTCTTAGAGTGTAAATCGCTTGTAAGATTTTTGATGGAGTCACTTCCGCACCACCTGTTCCAATGACATTAGTCACTGAATCAAATAATGTGAATGCGTTTGTGTCAATCTTTTCACCAATCGCGTTTCCTAATAGTATACCAATGTCAGATGCAACATCTCTTGCTGAACCTTCTCTTAAAAGATCAGATAAGTCTGCTCTCGCACCAATCTCAGCTGCTGTGATTGAAACAGATGAAGTTGCGATTGCGGCCGCATCAAGGTTAATACCTTCTGTTAGATCAGATGCTGTTACCTCTGGGTATACAGGAATCTGTGCTGTCAATCCTGGAGTACCAGTCATGTCATACACTGTGAAAACATCACCAGCGATTGAACGCTCTGATGCTGTGAAGATAGCCTCTTGCAATACATTTGTCAATAAGGCTGTGTCTGCTGTATTTAAAGACATATTTTTGTTCCTTTCAAATTGTTAGTCTTATATTATTTTCCTTGACTGATTTAATCTCTCATTGCGTAGTTTCTTGTAGAGAGCTCGCTGTTGAGGATCATTCAGATCTAATTTGGCTGGATCAACTTGGTCTTTAGATGTGATAGAAGTATTTGATTGTGTGCCTGCGCCTTTTGGTCCTGGTTGCACAAAGTGTGGATTTGAATCTAGCCACTCCTTGACCATACCATCAACTGTAAAAGCATCGCCCTGTTCAGTGTAGCGAACATGGCCTTCTGCACCTACAACCTCTACATCCCCTTGTGCATTCAATCGCACATTCTCTTTCAGCAACTTGGTAACCTGCTCAGGGTTTATTGCCTTGTACTTTGATGAAGCATTCAACAATGCACCATCAATCATTTGGGTTTGTAGCGTCTTTGAAAGTCTTTCAATCTCTGCATCTTTTTTGGACACAGTGTCTTTCAACACTTTCTCAAACTCGCCTCTTGCCTTCTGCTGTTCAAGTTCTTTGGCCTGTTCAGCGTCAACAAGTTGGTTATACTTCTCAACATCAATGCCTTCAAATTTTTTCAACACTTTTTCTTCTGCTTTTTTTCTGACAGAAGCCATCGCGTTGTTGAATTCTTCAGCGGTATATGTTTTAGAACTAGTTGATGTAGCCTCTGGAGTGTTTTCTTGTTTTACATCTTCCGCAGGAGCCTCCATAGCTTCTGTTTGTGATGGCTGGTTTTTTAACTCTTCCATATGAGTCCTACCTTTCTTTGGTATAATGTTATTTAAGCATTTACTTAACCACAAAACCTGTAGTATAATACAGTTATGAACAATTTTTGGTCAAAAGTAGATATCAAAGGTGATGATGAATGTTGGGAATGGACAGGTTGCAAAGACAGAGATGGTTATGGACTTTTCAATCTTAAAAAAAGAGTTGTCAGATCTCATAGATTTGTCTATTCATTAGAAAATGATATCAAGAAAGGTCAACACATATGTCATACCTGTGATAATCCAAGTTGTGTGAATCCAAAACATCTGTGGCAAGGCACAAGTCAAGAAAACCATTTAGACAAATTAAAAAAGAAAAGACATCGCCATAAAATTTCTGAAGCACTTGCAAATAAAATTAGGACAGACAGTGGAACCTATCAATCTATAGCAGAAAAATACAGTATATCAATTAACTCAGTTTGGAGGTGTAAAAAATTCTTACACAGAGGCTTTTATGCTTGATCTGATGGATTCAAGATGTTGATGATTCTGTTGTATCACACAGGGCCTTGGTGGAGAATGATCCCTGTATTGGGGATGTCCCCACAACCATTCTTCATCATCATATTCATGCATCATCTTCTTGGATAATCTTTTGAGTTTGTTGGGAGCATATGGCAACAGGTAAACCCTGGCCTGTAGATCTCCCAATGGTTGGTAGACAAAGGTCATACATTCAACAATTTCAATGAGACCTTTTTTGTAGGCAGGACCACTCCAAGGACACACTGATTTGATGCTGTCAAAGTAGTCCTGCCAGATGTCTTTTGACAAATTTTTTTTCATGTGTTATTATTAATTATGAAGTTGGCAAAACAAAGGTATGCTTGGCATAGACAAACAGCAAAAAAACGCGGGATTGCTTTCAATTTTACATTTAATGAATGGTATGATTGGTGGTTATCAAATGGTATAGACAAAAACACCCAAACCAAAGACAGTTCCTTCAAAAAAATGTGTATGTGTAGATACAATGATCAAGGTGCCTATGAATTTGGTAATGTGTATTGTGCCACACAATTACAAAATATCAAAGATCAAGATTATACTTTTTGTAGACGCAGAATACAAACAGAATTAGGTGTTTTTGATAGTAGGAAAAAGGCTGCGGAGGCACATAACATAAGTGTCTATGCTATTGACTACAGATGCCAAACACATCCGCAGTATAAGAAATTGTAAGAGATTATTTTCTCTTACCCCCTCTTTTTCCCCCTTTTTTCTTTTTCTTCTTAGTCATTGCCATTGGTTTTCTCCTTGTCGCTGATCCTGGCGTTAGTAGTGCAGGATTGTTGGTTGTTGTCATTGTCATACTAATATTTACTTGCCTTTGTTTTCCATAAATTTGCGATATAATGGAGTGCCTGGTTCAAGGTTTGATGCCTTTTGGCGTTTTGGATCAACTGTGTACAGTGCCAACAGTTCAAGTCCACGCATATGTGCCAATTTCTTGATTTTGATCAGTGCCTTGCGAGCTCGCTGTGCTGATCTTTTAGATTTTAGTTTCTTGCACCATTCATTGTGTTTGTAGTATTCCTTGAGTTGTTGTTCAAGGGCCTGGTGCGTGGGTGTGTCAAAAATTTCAATGCCTGTGATGGTTCCGCGTCCTCGCATATCAATAGTTATGGTAGGAAAATTTTGGTATTATTTTTTTAGGAGTTTTCTTGCCCAGGATAAACCAGCGTTACCACCCCATAATAAAAATGCCTGGGTGCCTTTGCTATTGGTGCCTGGTTTATAATAAGTTTTTGCTCTGCTTAAAAAAGAAAATGTCCTTTTAACAGTGTCCATAGATACATTTTTGCCTTTGGCAAATTGATTGGCTCTGGCTAAACCAACAGCAGTGCCGCCTTTCTTAGATTTAGGTGCTTGATCTCTCAGTTTGAGAGCTCGCTTGGCATTGGCTATCATCTGTTGATTTGGCTTTGGCATTATCTCTCTGGTCTACCCAACAATGAATAGAACTGCTTGACTAGGTCATCCTTGTTTTTGGTTCGCCACATCGCTGTTTCTAATTCTTGAAATCTTTTCTTGAGTGCATCATACTTCTTGCCAAGATCATTGTAGGCGATGGCCATCTCTTTTTGATTCCTGATGGCGATGTTGTGTTTGTTT